GTGTATCGTATCATTATAAGGTATTACCTCAATGAACGCTTTTTTATAACCACTATTTATCAAAACATTTAACTGTTCCTCGTTTTCTACAAGCCAGTACATATAACCTTATTTTACCCTAATATACGAACCCTATTAGTAACCTCCAAATGTATTTGTGATCGTCTTAGTAGGTTCTTCATATGAACCAGATTGGGTTGTTGGTGGTAAGGGGTTTAATGTTGAACCTGTTGTTACAAACTCCAAATAATCATGAGCTTCCATAATATGCTGTCTTCCTACCATTGGTCCCTTAGTTGGGTGTATGTGATAATAACCTACATATGGTTTTCCGGTTTTTGAGTTTTTAATTGTTTTTCCATTACTATATAAATTTTCATTTACATTATATTGGAAGTATTTATCATATTTACCTTGAAAATATTTATAAAAGTAAGGTAAATTGTTGTTGGATTCATTAAGTTTAACTAAGTTATAGTTAGTTTTAGATACTTTCTCTTTATTTCCTTTTAATAACCAAGTAAGTTGAGTTGTAGTATATAATTCAAATTGGACACTTGGGTCTTCGTTTTGGTACTGGTTATATTGGAATTCATCTATTTCTACTGTTTTATATGATGAAAATTTATAAGCAAAATATCTTTTAAATTCCCCTAACTGGTAATCCTCTTCTGTAGGTAGGGGGCTTAATGATATAGGAGGTGATGGTGCTGTATTTTGAGGTAAGGGTAAAACAGAATATATACCTTTAATAAGATAATAATTTTGCTTATTGGATGGATTATTATTATTAATCTGTTCTGGAAACATAGAACTAGTAGAGTTTGAATTTCCAGATTGTGCAAATAATTCTATTGTTGGAGTATCATCCGGAGTTTTATTCGAAAAATACCTTCCGTTTGATGTTTGGTAATAATACCCTTGATAAGTAGTTGGAGAATTTACAAAAGAAAGTTCTCCTCCATTAGTATATAATCCTGTAGATATTTGTGTTTTTGGGTAGTACATATATTAGGAAGTAGTTGATTGGTTAGTTGATGCAGGAATTCCTTCTGTAGGATAGAATAGATTAGCAGCATCATAATATTTTGTTAAAGTTGTAAATGATTCTGGGTTATCATCTTTCCATCCTTTACTACTCCAAAGTGCTAATTCCTTTTTAGCTTGTTCTACCATTAATAAGGCCTTAGATTGGTCGTCACATCTTAGAGCAATAAATACCAGTTCTTGTTTTGCCTCCCCAGTAATTTTAATTGCTCCATTAGTTGATATGGTTATGAATCTTTCATCTGTTCCAATAGGATCTTTTGTAATAGTATAATATTCTTTCTTTACTGTATCACTTACATTTCCTCCTATTACTGCAATTGTATCTTCATTTATTTCTGTTACTATGTCTCCGTGTGTTGCACCACTAAATTGCTCAGTTGAATATTTTAAATTATTGCCTTCTCTATTTTTAACAATTATATCACCTATTTGGACAGATTTATATGAGTTATCACCATACACTGTATCTTTATTATTTTCAGTCCGACTGGAAAGTTGTCTTTTTTTAGCACTATAAGTTGAAGAAGGTGATGCTTCTCTAGGATCAAAAGAAGTCCAACCTTCATTTCCGGCCCTAATAGATTGACAATATTGCCAATGTGCCGCAAAAACTGGGAAGCGTACATTATTTGAAGATGCTAAATATGAAATAAAACAAGCACTCCAAGCTGTTGCTTTAACGTAAGAATCGAAACTATTGGGACCATCTACTCCTAAAAATGAGAATAAAGTATCATCTATTATATTTACATTTGTTGTTGCTGATGGTGGTATACTTAAGGTGGAAATTTTAGTTTCCCATTTATTATTAGATATACTATGGTCTACGTTTTGTATTATAAAATTAAGAGTATCTTGTTCTTTTGTAAAATATTGGCTTGGGAGAAACTTAGTAACTATAGGAAGTTTTTGATATATTTTTATACCAGATAAACCTAATAAGGTTATATTTAATGAAAGTGGTATAAAACCTTCTCTTTGAGAAGCAGTATTTGTTATTCTATATATCTTTTCATCTCTTTGTTGGATATAACTTTTAAAATATTGTTTTAATTGGGAATAATTATTTTTATCTACAATATTTAAATAAGTAGCATCATTTTCGTTATAAGCTATACCTTGGGCTAATGTACCACCAATATTTTTTGCTAGCAAAGAGGCATAGTTTAGTCCCTTAGGTGCTGATTCAAAATCTTCTTTTGTTTGTAGAATTGGATTTTGGTTTATAAATTGGGTGTATTTTGTTTTAAATTCTGGGAGGGTGAGTCTTTTAAATGAAAATCTTCCTATTGTTCCTGATCGGGTATCATCACCAAACCAATCAAAATGTCCGAAGGTATTATCTCCTGCCCATAATTCTTCAAGTTTTATATCTGTTTCTTTTTTTTCAGCTTCAATTAAAGCGGCTTCATCAATTGTATTTGAGGCCGGAATGATTTGTTTTGAAAACCTATCTTGTAGTCCAGTATTCCAGGTAGAAAAAGCAGTACCATCAGTTAATGATGTTTGAGAATTACCTGCAGTAGCACCAATAGCTAGGGAAGTTGATAATTTAGAATCAATTTTACTTTCGAAAGAAAAGTCAAAAATAAAGTTTGATTTATTACCATTAAACCCATATAACTCCAAAGGATATGATTTTGGTTGTTCAACTGTAGGGATTAGTTTTTTTATAATAGTGGAATTACCTTTAGGTTGAACTTGATCTATAATTACTATAGTATTTCCATCTTTTATAATGGGTTGGATTTTATTAACATCTCCTAAAGAAGAGTTTATACCATCACATATACTAACTAAAAAATTATAAAGGCCTAAATTCCCATCAGAATCTATATTTTTTATAAGTGATGATTTTATAAATTTAAAATTAAGATATAAATTCATTATTTGACCATAATATAAATCATTATCATTATCTTTATCTTTTACAAAATATGTTTTTAAATAATCTTGTTTTAAAGTTGCTAAAGGTGTAAGATTAGGGATATATAAATCGGGTTTGATGAAAACTTTTTCTAAGTCAAATGAGATTTGATTAGGTTGAGCACTTACTATATTAAGATTTTCACCTAAATCAAAGTTAACCATGGGATAAGTTGTTTTTCCCACAACTAATGGAATACAATGTTCTACTATTTTTGATAGTAATTCTTTAAAAGTACAATAATACTTATTATCTTTGTCCCACCCTTCTAATTGTTTATAAACACGTCCTCCCGGAGCGTAGTTAATAGAAGGAATATTTATGTATTTACCCCCACCAGATACAGCATTTTCCCCATATGTTGCAATATAACTATCCATCCATTTATCTAGTATAGTATAATTACCTACAACTTTTAAAGCATTCTCACCAGTAGATGATGGAGTTGATACAGGAACATTAACTGTTAAAGATTCAACTACATCCCCCAAGGTATATAATTCTAAATCAATATCATAAGTACCATCAGAAGAAAATTTCCAACTAAAGTTAGTAACCCTTCCAAAAAAAGCGTCAACATTTCCTTGATATTTTATTCTTTGGTCTTGTATTTCATCTAATACCTCTCTTTGGTCTTTGTCTTCATTATTAAAAAATGATTTTTCTGTTAAAGTTGTACCTATAGTTTGTTTTTTCCCTTTTTGATCTAAATAATTTACATGACCCCACTCCAATAACATAGTATACCCTAACCTCATATAAAGTAATTCTAACAAATTAAATTGGAATTGGTTATATGCCTTAATTTTTATATTAGCACTTCTTATAGAACCCCTATTTATACATTTTATATCGGCAGAAATTAATCCAGGCATTGGTTGTTTTCCAAATTTATTACCCCCTAAACCATAAACACTTGAAGAATTCCATACGTTTAAACTTTCTGCAATACCCTCTCTTTGTTTTAGTGTAGTACCGGATAGAGAAGATAAACCATTAAATAAAACAGCGCTTTTAGCTAAAGCATTACCATTTCTAAAGGATTCTATTTCTTTAGGGCTAAACCCTAAATTCTTTAGTTTATTTAATGCCCCCTTTAATTGGTTAGCATTATTTTTTTTTATCTGATCATTGATATCATCTATTAATTTATTGTTGTTTTTAACTGCCGTTTCATCCGTTTGTGTTAGTTGTGGGGTTGGGGCTGTGGAAAATAATTCTGTGGGTGAAAACTCTATTGGACCCACAATAGGTACATTCTCATTTTGGAGACCTTCAACTTCATCACTTTTTGTTACTTCAGGTTGGGATTGAAAAATGTTAACCCCAGATGCTAGTTTTAAAAAAGAACTATTATTATTTATTAAGGAAAGTTCGTTTGTTGTTATATTTGTAGATGCCCCACCCTCATAGCCTCTACCATAAAGTAATTGTCTTTGGTTAATTTGTTCAAAGACATAAGGGTCAAAATTTTCTCCAATTAAATTTCCTGTCATAACTATCTTGCATTTATTAATTCCTGTTGATTTATTACTTGAGCAATATCTGTTGGGATTCTTATTTGAATTCCCACAGGTGGAAAATATGAATTTTGTTTTAAATTTGGGTTAGAACATGCTATAACCCACCATAATTTAGAATCCCCATAATACTGTTGAGCTAATTGATCAAACCTGTCATCTTCCTGAGTAATAACATATATATCACTAGAACTTAAAGGCACAACAGGATATTTTGTTGAACCATAATAAGGACGTCTTTGAGTATTTCTGTATTGGTTTGTTGTGTTGTATCTGCTCATTACTTTTTATTAAGAAAATGGATTTGATGTGTTTGTTCCTTGGGATTTTTCTGTATTATTAGGAGTTGGATCTGTTTTTTCTTGATTTTCTTTAGGGGCCGGTCTTGTAAAATTATTTGATGCATAATTATTATTTACTGCATTTTTTAATGATATAAATCTTTCTTTACCAAATTTAGAAATATATTTACCACCACCTGCTCCTTCAACGTCTTCACCAAAGTATGTATTCTTTTGTATTCTTGGGACAAAATTATGAAGGGGAATAAAATTAAACCCTGTAACATTTACATACATTGCTAATTCTTTTGTTTTTTTACCTCCATCTCCTTTACCTGTTGCACTATCTAAATTGGTTTCGTATGGAGATTCTTTCATTGGAGAAATATTCATACTCGTGATTATTCCTGGTTGTTCATAACAATACCCACCCATAGTTAAATATGCAATATTCCCCTGCATATATCCTTGAGGGCTATAATCAGGTGCTAAACTTGAAGCTAAAAAATTTAATTTTTGGTACATAGGAATTAATTCATCAATAGATAAAGCTGCAACCGTCCAAGCCATACTTATTGTTCTATCAAACCCCCCATATCTATAAAACTTTTCTCCTCTTCCCATAAACTTTTCACTACCCCAATTTGCACTATAATTATCGGAGAATGAATCTATAAATGATCTAAAATGAATATAAGTTTTATTATTTTGTGTACTATTATTATCTAGTATACCAATTCTAAATTTAACTAAATCATTAATAACTGATGTATCAGTTATCATTTGTGGTTGTTGATATAAAGGTAAAGCATTAATTTTATCTAAGGGGCCTGTTGATTTACCACCTTCTTGTACTCCAATAGTATAATTAATAAGATTTCTTCCTTTTCTACCAGGATCACCCATATTAACTCTTCCCCCTAAAGTTTGTTTTGGTTCAGTATAAGTTAAAGAAGTTGATAAAACATCCTTATATATACCCTCTTTTTGGGCACCAAGTAAATCGGATCTAAAATCGACCATCGTTATACCCTTTGGGGTTGAGGTGCTGTAAACACCGTCACCTGTTTTGCCTGTTATGGTAGAATAGTTTAGTAAATAACTTCCAGGTGTACTATGATCTTGAGTATTAGTAGCTCTTTTTATAGTAGTTTGACCTACTCCTAAAATAGAACCTGGGCCTCCGTTATATCTTAATATTTCTTGTTGGTTGTCATTTATTCCTAACCCACTATTACTATTTTTACCAAATAAGTTATTAAGTAAACCAGCACCAAACCCTTTTATACCCCCTCCAGTTAAAGAACTTAAAAAGGTGTCAATAGAATTATTAGAATTGGTTTGTGCTACTCCTATTTTAGCCCCAACTAAATTTACTAGTCTATTTGTTGAAGGTGATTGCGCTTTATTAACTCTATTTACATATATAGGTTGTTCTAAAGGAAGCTCAGCATTTAATATATCATCTAGTAACCCAATGCCTGTATTAGCACCAGATTGTGAAGTATTTTTAAAGGGATTTAACCCTTGTTTTAATAAATGTGAACCTGCAGATCCTACTGCTAATTGGGCTAGAGTTGAGGTAGGTAAATACACCCCATCATTTATGGGGTTAAAAGATGTGTCTGAACTTGATTGGATTTTTACCGAAGTACGAGATAAAATATTTTGTTTTGCTGCAAATTGTAACCCTTTAGGGGATATTAAAAATTGACCCATTCTAGATAAGTCATCTCCTACATGCTGTAAAGTATTTGCTCTTAAAAGAAAATCAGGACCACCAGTATCTCCAGGAGTACTGTCAATGGATTTAGTGATAAAAGGTTCTCTACTATCACCACCACCTATACGGTCTCGTCCATACCTTAATGATTTAAGGTCAGTTGTTAAATCTAAAAGCCCCATATTTTATTATCTAGGTAGATTATCTAAGTATTTTACTGGGTCACCAGAATCTAAATTAGATGGAGCGGGTTTGCCATTAAGTTTTGGAGAACCATCTACTGAATATGTGTCATGTAATGTAGATGTTGAAAATTCTGGTGTTGAAGGTGTTGATCCATTTAAATTGGATAAGATTGAACCCCCTTGTGTTTGTAATTTGTCTAAAAGTCCCATAATTATTGTTTTATTATAAATATTAAATTATTGTATTTGTCGTGAATTTACACTAAATGCTGTACCAACACTAGTAGCGTTCATTTTTACTGTACCTTGTTTGTTAAGTATTTGGTTTAATAAGGCGTTTGTTTCATTCATACTATTACCTCCCCCACCACCTAAATTGGTTCCTGCTACTACAGTATCTTGATTATTTAATGCAATTGACCCCTTTGGTGAAGATAAAATTCTATCTCCATATCCTGGAGGAGCGATCATATCATCAGCTGTTTCTGTATTTGCTATAGCCATCATGGTACCAACTCCTATTGTAGCGGCTGCTATACCTATAGGACCCAATTTTGAATTATTTGCATATATTTCAAATATGGCTTTTTTTAATGATATTGCTGCCAAAATAGCTTGTCTAGCAGCTAAACCTGCTAATATACCACCCATAAGTATTAAAAACCCTTTTGCTTGAGCTAAATATGAAACCATTTTAGCTACACCATCTAAAAAAGGAGCAAATGCTAAACCAATTTGTGAAACTGAGTCTTTCATTTTCTCCATAGATAACTGCAATTTTTCTTGAGCTGAAACTGCTTGCATTTGTTCGTAAGCACCCTCACCATTTATAGCGTTAAATTCTTGTGCTGATAGATTGTTCATTTGTTGCTTCATCACCAGATCGGCCATAGCATCTCTACTCATCCCTATAGCAGCTGCTGCTGCTTCTTGTTGCATTCTGTTTCCAGTTGCAAAGGTATTAGTTAATTCTTCATTATTTAATAATTCTTCAGATAACCCTACTAAATCATTATTTAAAGCTAATTGTCTTGCTTTTTCAAAATTAAGATCTTTTCCTAACAACATTTCAGCTGCTAATTCATTTTTTATAGATTGTTCAAAATCTAATAAACTACTTGCTATTGCATCAACTCCTGATAGATTAGTACCTAATAAGGCGGCATTTGCTGCTGCTTCTGCTAATGCTTCAGGGTTAGATCCTAAGGATACTTTTATAGAATTACTTGTACTAGCAACATCATTTAAAACCCCTTTTAAATTAATTCCAACTCCAGCCGAATTTGCAATATTTTGTGCTGTTTCGGCAGTATCAGCAACAATTTGTTCAGTTTCTTTCCCTTGCATCCTAGCCATCATAGTTAAAGAAGATGCAGCATCTTCAGCCATATGAAGCTTACCAGTTAACATAGAGAAGGTCTCTAATGTTTGACCCCCAAATTCAGCAGTTAGACCAGTTTGTTCAGTTAACCCTTTAAATGCTTTATGTGCTTTTGCGCCAGTAAAAGCCACATTTTCAGAATCAATAGCAGTTTGATTTAATGATTTAGATAGGGCTAGAGCCTGGTCTTTTGACATTCCCGTTTCCTGGGATAGCATTGCCATATTTTTACTACCTGCGAGAATAGCAGATGCAATAGCTAGCATGGCTAGTTCACCCATTCTAGATACAGATAGAACTTCTGCAAAATTACCTTTTAATAGTTTAGATAGGGTACCAGATTTATCTAATTCATCGGCAAATTTTCCAAGAGAATCACCTACTAAAGAAGTTAAGGATTTGCTTTTTTGCATTTCTGCATTTTGGGCTCCCATTTCATTAAGGATATCTTCTTGTATACCTAATTGTTCTTCTAAAGCTTTTACTTCTTCTTCATCTAATGTAACACCTTCTAATTTTAAAACACTAAGTTTTCTTTGTATAGCTGTTTTATTTTTCTGAACTTTTGTAATTTCCTTTTGAAGTTCTTTTTCAACATTAACCCCTTTATTAATCTTTTTAATTAGAGCTTCTTGTGTGTCAAGAAGTTTAGTTGAATTAGAAATAGCAGTACCAATATCTTTACCAACACTTCTAACTAAATCTTTAGATTCTTCATTAACCAACCCTAAATTTACTAATAAATCAGCTTTTATTGAACTCCCTATAGAAGTTAATGCTGATTCTAAAAGTACAAATTCTTCTTTTAGAGCTCTTGCTTGTTCAGCTGATTCATCAAGGTTTACCATTAGGATATTTTATTATAAATATTAAATATTTTTATTTTTATTTATAACTAGTTGTATTCTTAAAATTAGGAGTGCTTACTTTACCTTCAGTGTTAATAAGAGATTGTTTATCTTTACCCTGTTGGCTTGCCTTCATAGATTCTTTCTCATCCTCATAAAAATCTTTTATAAGTTTAAAAGTATATTTACGAAGCCAAATTGGCATATTGTATACAGTATGCCAATCATATCCTCCTTTACCATGAAAAACAATTTCGTGGATTTGTCTAAATAAATTTTGTCTAATTTTGGGGACTGTTTTAAGCGTCAGGCCAAAAAAAGTTAATTCCAATGGGGATACTAACCCCGTCATCTCCGTTTTCGGGAAAAAAAGTCAGATCTACGTCTGGTTGTGTTGCTAATATATTTTCTCTAAGTGCACGAGCATCTCGTGCTAGCAAATAAGTATCAACAAATTCTCTTACTGTTTTTCTTTCAGAATCTCCTTCAACTGATATAATCATATGTTTTAACCTAGTTGTAGCTTCAGGAACGTTATCTTTATTAATCTTTTTTAGCCCCTTTAACTCATTTTGGATTTTTGTTTCATCACCGTGAGTAAGTAATTTATATTCAACTACATTGCCCGAGTGGGGGAGGGTAAAAGAAAATTGATTAACCCCTTCAGTATATAGATCATTATTAAGTTCTTTATCTTTTAATGATGTTAAATCAACTGTTTCTTTTTTTCCTTTATGGTTAAAAGTATAATCTTTACCATAACCCAAAACACGGGCTGCTACCATAATAGCATTTTTGTCTCCAATTAATAAATCAGACCAATTAAATTCAGTTATTACTAATGCTTTTAACACTCTATCAATCACTGACCCATCGTTAATATAGGCTGAATTTGTTAGAATATCTTCTTCTTTAGCAGTCATGTATTTCATTTCTATTTTACCACTAGCTAATGGGTGGTCTTTTGAATATAGAAGTCCTTTTGATGGTAATGTTACTGTTTCAGTAGGTATTTTAAATTTAGACATAATCTTTATTTGTTAATAACGTTTTTGTGCATTTATAAATATTAATATAATAAACTTTTATTACATCTCCACATAATTTTTAAAATAAGAAAAAGCCTGCCCTAAGGCAAGCTATTTTCTAAATCAGGGGTGGGTAAAATTTTTAGAAATTTAAAATACAGTAATCGGGTTGTACCGTTATACTAATATTTTGAGCAGTATCTACAGTATCCCAGTTGTAATCTCCAAATGATGTACTTGTAATAAATGCACCTTTTATAATCCATTCAGATACAATATCTCCTACAGGTCCTAGTACGTTAAAAGTAAGATCTTTTTTATAGAAATCACTATACCCATCACGACCAGTAACTGATTCGTGGTGAAGACGTACCCATTCCATAGTTGCTTGTGCTCCTGATGGTGTAATTGGGTCAAATAATGTTAAAGAAATTGGATCCCAAGTGGATTTTCCTTTTACATATCTTGATACATTCATATGATTTAATTCAACTGTACCTTGTGATAAAGTTACAGCCCCTACTTCTTTTACTAAATAAGCTGGAATTCCATCAATATACATGACGAATCTGTTTGCTTGTTTTGGCTCAAAAGCGGTGAAAAATATTTCGTTAGGATCTAATACTGCCATTTTATTTTTTTATTTTATTATAAATATTTATCTTTTTAATTCTTACGCTGGAAATGTTGCTCCAGTTGGTAGTACATTGAAATCTAGGATTACAAATTCAGCTGTTTTAGTTGGTTGTAAGAAAATCTGACCTACTAATTCATTTCTATCTATTGTGGATGGTGTATTGTTGGTATCATCCATTACTACTTTAAAAGCGTATAATCCCTGTCGTTGTTGTACTCCTTCTAAATATGGATTAACTACACTTAAGAAGTTATTTCTTGTAGCAATTGTATTTTGTTCAAATACTAAATTATCAGCTACTCCAGATATAAATCCTTTAAGAGAAATTAACAATCTACGTACATTTACTCTATCTAAAGCACTAGCACGTTTTTGTAATGTTTTCTGACCAAATACAACTACTCCAGATTGTGGGAAAGTTGCTAAGGGGTTAACATTGGCTTCATATAAAGTATCTCTATTAGTTGCAGATAATTTTCTTTCAGCTCTAACTACTTGACCTAAAGCTCCTCTAGTTAATCCAGCAGGTGCAAACCATGGTTCACTTGAAGCGTCTGTAAATACATACACCCCAGGAATCACCGTTGAAGCAGGAGAATAAACTAATTCACCTGTTTGTGGATCAATCATTTGTACCCAAGGCCAATATGTTGAAGCATAGCTATTATCAAAAGCAGAAGCTGCTTGAGAAACTGATGCTATTGAACTACCATATTTTACTAAATCTAATACCGCGATTGCGTCACCTCTTTGGATTGTATTTGATAATACATTAGTTAATTGTGTCGCGTGAGTTGCGTTAAGTAATCCAGGAGTACTAATAACATTATATTGGTATTCATCTACATTCCCTAATAAAGCAATTGCGTTATCATAATTACTACCAGTTAATCCTTGTGTATCAAATGCAGCACCATTTCCTATGTTTCCATAAAAGTTAGCAACTCTTCCAGAAGTAGCAGTTGTTATATTTTCTCCATCTGCTCCATTAAATGAACCTGAGGATGCTGCTGGTAAAGAACCTGTAAATTGAGATTTTGCTTGACCATTATTATCGAAATAATTAGGTGTTTTTAAATTTACTGATTTTACTCTTACATATCTTGATAAATTAGCATAAGATCCTGATTCTTGGATAAAGGAATCTGCTCCTTCCTGAACTAAATTTTTACTAATATCACCAATTTGGGCTGATATGTAATTTGGTTGGTATGGATCTAATGATAGATTATTATATTGTTCTAATACTACTTGTTGGTTTGTATTATCATTACCTCTACGGATAACTAAACTAAATGTTCCTGAGGCTGTGTTTACTGAAGGGATGGACCAACGAACATTTTCTGCTGAACCAGTTGATAAGGCACCACCTGTTAATTCAGTTGTTCCTGTATTCATTACTGCACCTTCGGAAATTGTTTCTAATTCAAAAGGTGTAACATCATCTGATAGATTAGCTGCTACTAAAGTAACTGTAAAAGTTCCTTCAGTTAAATCTGCTGGTTTTACTGTAATAATCACATCTGTACCTGCTACTCCTCCTAAAGCTGTTTGTAAAGCAGCTGCTGTCCAAGTAAATGTATCTCCTACTTTAACTCCTTTTCCAGCTGATGTAGCGGCGATTGTCGTTAAATTTGAAGCACCTGCTCCACCTGCAAAGGTTAAAGACCAAGCTTGACCCGTTGCATCTAAATTTGATGCTACAGGAGTAATTGTAGTTGTACCTGCATCATAAGTATCTGTTGCTGCAAATGTAGTTGATTCTAACAAACTAGTTGTTACGATTGGTGAACCACCATTATCATTTGTAGAAAATGTTAATGTATCTCCTAAATTGTACCCTGTACCTGCAGTTGAAGCTGTAATTGCTACTGGAGCTCCAGCAGTTGTATCTAACTTAAATTTTGCTCCTGTTCCACTACCATTTGTTGTAGGGGCAACAGATGTATAAGTTACTGTACCCGAACCTGTAAAATCTGAACCAGCATCAACACCTGCAGCAAATAAGGCTGCGGCATTAGTAGCTATATCAGCACCTGTACCTGTTTTTAATTCTGAACCATCAACTGTGTTAATAAATGAACTTGTAGCAGAAGTAAAGGTTTCTGGAGTTACCCTAGTAACTAATAAACTTGTTCCACCACTTTGAAAATAATTATTCGCTGATAATGAAGTTAGATATGAATATGCAACTGATGCACTTTGTACTGTAGTACCAAAAATTGCTGTATATTCACTAAAAGAAGTAACCAATGTAGGTACTTCAACAGGTCCTAAAGCAGCGGGTCCTATAATAGCAGCACCAACTTCTGCGGGTTGTTGAGTAATAAATGATTGGTCGTTTTCTCTAGCTAATACACCTGGAGATAATAATGTTTCTGCCATCTTTATATGTTATTTTTAATATTGTTTTATTATACATATTAAAGACTTTCTCAAAGAACTATTTTAGTTTAATAAATTCTCCTTTTTCTAAATCAATATTACCTTCTCCATATTTTTCTTGTAATTCTTTACCTGTTTTTTCTTGGTCCAGGAGGAGAGATTTATAAGTGTTTTGGAGATCTTGTTTTTGATTTTCTAAAAAGGTTTTTCTAATTTCTATCTGCCCTAAAGCAAAAGTAATTTCATTTTCTGATCTTTGGAAATCTTTTAACTTTTGTAACTCTTCTTGTAATAACTTTGTTGTACTCATTTTTATTTTTGTTTATAAATATTATTGTTCCTCTATTCTATTATAAATATCACTTTCTAATTTAGAAGTAAGGTTTATTAGTTCATTATTATGGTAATATCCTAGGTCTTCTATTTTAGAAAAGTACACAGTAAATTGTTTATCATTTAAAGTAATATCCTCCCCATTTACTCTTATCTTTATTTGTTTTTCTTCAAAATTATCATATATAAAAACTTTATTTTCAGAAAAAAACAATTTGTATTGATCATTACTTTTATTATAATTTAACACATCAGGATTTCCTGTATTTAGCATTCCTACAATTTCAGTTTCAACTTTAACATAATTAAAATTAGAAATTAAATGACCCCAATAGGCTTCTGCATCTGTAAAAGATTGCCCAGTTATAGGGTCTGAACTGGTATATTCTTGTTTGGATATTGAGTTATTAATTTTGTTAGCATTTTCTTTGCTTAAAATATTAAATAATAAACTTGGAAATAAAGAAGCATTAGTAGTAGGATCTTTAAAATCGCTACATATAAAATCTTTTGGGTTATTAATCATATTTAACACTCCTTTAGTTATTTCTATATCGTAATTTATAAAAGAATAGTGGGAATAATCTAAATTTTGACAAAAAGAAATGGCATTCTTTTTTAAATTAAAAACTGTCCACCCATAATCATTCATCATATGTGATATTTTTATTGGGGGCTTTTCACCACAGGGTGTGCATTCAATATTAATTGTTTTCCAAAATACCATTCCCCTTTCAGGATATTTTAAAATAGGATTACTTTTATCGTATACTAAATAATCTATATTATTTTGAATTTCTAACGGGAGAGGAGAATGGGTAGATACTAATATATCATATTTATCTTTTAATGATAAAATCATATTAGATAATAAGTCAAGTTTGCTTTGTGTGTCACAATAACATAAAATAATAACTAAATTTTTATTTTTCATAACATTATACTCGTTAAATGCATTTTCTAAAGTTTTAGCACTTTTAGGTTTTACTGAAGGGTCTGGCCCATGTATAAAATAGGGTTCTAATGAAGATTTATCGTACATAACATCAAATCCTTGTTTTAAAAAATGAGGGTCAACTAAAGTTTCTTCTTTTGAACTGTAATAGTTATTCCAGGTAATTGGTAAATCTAATATTTTATTTTCTTCCCATAATATATTATTCGCTACTCTTTCTTCAGAAAAAGCATTGTCGTCTGCATATAGTTTAAGGCTATAATTATTTAATTCTTTATTCCATTCTAAACATTTTTCAAAGAATGGTTTACTATCCCTATTATAAAAATAAAAATTAGCGGCTAATAATTTTTGGTTTGGGTTTCTTTTAATATTTTTTATAGCAGCTATCTCACCACCATAATTACCTTCTAATCTTATACCATTATGGTGCCTCCATTGATTAATGTCTTTATGAAAATATTGAGCAAATAAGGGGTAATCCTTTAAAGATGATAAATACTGTAAAGACTTATCTATATTTTCGGTTACAAAGGCATCACCATCTATCCATGCAAAGTTATTATAATTTTCTTCTAATGAATCTAGATTTGCTAAGAATTTAGCAAAGTAAATAGAATAATCTTTATTAAATAGGTCCGGTTCATGTGTAGATTTTGATGTAGGTTTAGGTTTATAGTCAATTCTTTTATTAATTACATTAGGTAAATTAATTGTAGAATCACAATTAAAACCATACACTATAAGTTTGTATTCTGAATATTTTAGTAAACTTTTAGCAAGTACCTCAATCATTAATAAATAATTTTGGTTCCCTCCTGTTGTCCAAACAAATTTATTATTCATTAAGTAAAGGTTTTATTTTTTGTAATACTTGTTCTACCGAAATGGATTTTTGACAAATATGTTGTTTAGGTGTGCCTTTATTTTCTGGGCACCAATCCCAATCTCCTGCATCGAATACATGAGTATTGTGGGTCCAACAATTATTACATACGTTGTGGTTTTCAATTTTAGTTAAGTTATTAGGTATATCATACCCATAAGGAACAAAATTATTTACCATTATTGTATGTTTATTTAAAGCCCAGTTTATCCAAGATAACCCTGATCCTAGTCCTATAAATAAATCTGAATGGTGAATGTAATTAAATAGTTCATCCCAGGGTAATTTTGATTTATCTATTATATTAGTTCCCTTAAAACCATTTAAAGTTAAACTAACTACTTTATAACCCTTAGAATGTAATATTTTAGCTAAATTTCTCCAATTTTCATGAGGCCATTCTTTTAATCCTGATGTTGATTGAGGTCCTATGCAAACATATTTTCCTTTTATAGGTCTTTTATGTGGAGTAAAATTAATACCATGGTTTATAGGAGTATAAGGAATATTTAAAATATCACTTGCTGTTTTTATTAAAGGGATAGTATTTACTTGGTTAGGGTGGTCGGAGAAATTTTTCCATCCCCCTTTTTCATCTCTAAACCACCCAATTTGGAAATGGGCATAACAGGGATGGTCTTCTCCAGGACTTACAAATTTAATACCCTTATAAGAATTTGAATTTTGAAACCATTCATTATGGAATGTGCTAACTATAACATTACATTTGTATTTATTTTTAAATTCTATTATTTGTGGTGCCCATGCTAAGGTATCCCCTATAGATTTTGATTCAAATGATATTTTTACTGTTTTATTTTCTAAATTAAAAGTATGGACAATTTTATTATTTACTTTTATTATCCAAGGTATATTATAACTTTTGCTACATTTGGTCCACATATTATTACTAATAGTATCACTATGTATTACTTGACCTGTAGATCCATTTATAAATTCAATAAAATATTTATCTTCATAATGCCCCAATATCTCTACTTTAGGCCCTAAATTAAAACTTATTTCTACTTTATTTTTTGGTAAATTGTTTAATAAACTTTCTATTTCTTGTCCCGCTATCTTAGCTGCGTTGTCCCAAGTGAATTTTTTTCTTATTATTTTTGATTCTTCTAATGCTTGTTTTTTGTGAATTTTATAATTTTTAAAAGCGTCTCTCATTACTTCTTTTAAATGGCTATAATCAGGATCATAAAATTCTCCTTCTAGCATTTCTTGTGAAAAACTACTATATTCTCCTTTTTTTGCTTTTGATGTAGATAGTATATTTACGGGTAATCCTAACCCTTCAGCAAATTCTAATTGTGCACTACAGTTAGAATAAATAGAGGGTGTACCACAAGCCATAGCTTCAATAAGAGGTAAATTCCATCCTTCTGATCTTGCGCAAGATAAAAAAACATGCCCCTTTTGTAAATACTTAACATACTCTTTTCTAGTTGGGAAATGTTTTATTTTAATTCTAGGGTCATTTAAATTGTAGTTTTTAAGTCTATTTTCTGTTGATTTAAATTCATCTTTAGCATATGGGTTATCAATAGATACTATTAAATCAACGGGTTCATCCTCATTAAATTCTTGTAAAAAAGATTCTATAATCTCTTTAGTAGATTTTCTATAATCCCATCTACCGAATAAAATAAATTTAAATCTATTATCTTTATATTCTGGAAGGGTTGATTTGTTATTAGGTTTAAAAATTGACCCATCTACAGCTTCAGGTACTACTTTTACTTTATGGGGTTCTATTCCTTGTTCTATAGTACATTCTCTCTGCCATTTAGAAGCTACCCAAACTTGATCAAAAGTTTTTAATTGGTTAAAAAAATAATCGGGTTGTCTAGTAGTTTCCCAAACATTGTATGCTATTTTGGGCCCATCATAGTTTTGATAAAAAAAATGATGGTCAGTTTCATTTAAAATAATATTTACATTATGTTCAAAATCATTAGAATAATTAGAATAAAATGGGTGATGATTTAAATTTTTATCATTATCCCATAAAGATTGTTCTGCTAATAATTTTTTGTCCTTATTATCAATATAATCCTCGTTATTATGAGGTTCATTATTAAAACCTACCCAAGATTTACCTACTGTAAAGTTTCTAACTTTTAAATTGTAATAATTAGAGAGTTCTCTATAAAATGCTCTTGTGTGGTTAGCATAACCTGTAGTTCCTATATAACTACCATGAGCAAATATTTTTGGTGAATTTTTCATTTATATTTTATAACTGTGGTTAGTTTTTAATAACCTTAATATACAAAACCTTATTTAATAACCCAAATTATTTCTCTCTATTTTGTCCATTAGGGAGCGTTCTAACTCCGGGTTTAAATGTATCTGCATTACTAGTAGTTTCAAAATTAATTGTAACTTTAGATTTAGAGTTCCATTTTTGAATAGAATGCATCTCTTTTTGGATCGTATCAGGTATAATATATCCTCTTAATTGTATTTTAAATGTTCCTTTTACTAACCGGTCCATACCTTGAGTTAGGGATGTTTCAGTGGCAAAAGAATCAATAAAAGCCCTAAATTTAAATCTTTCAGGATTACCCCAATAGGCATCCGAAGCATATTCACAAGCTTCAATAATTTTATTTAATTGCTCCATATAATATGTTTGGACAATTACACTATACTCCAATGTTACAAAATCAGGCATAGCTACAGCATAATGTTCTTTTACAGGTTTTTTATTATTTAATACTGAAAAGTTATTATAAAAATTATCTGGGCTATATTTCTTTTGAAATGAGCCATATAAGTTTACACCATTAGCATCTAATTTATTAGACACTGTTCTATCTTTTGTTAATGTATCTCTTTTTAAAACAATAATAGGTAACATTATAGCACCACTTTTATCTCTATAATACCCATCCCGTTGGAATGATTTCCATCTTTCAGGAGAACCATATATTATAGGAACATTTCTTCTTTCTCCATTTTGAAATACAAAAGGTTTTATAACATTTTTAAAATAATAAAATACTGCTTCATCTAAATCCTGGATTCCAATAGAAAAAGGTTTAGTAGAATCATCTTTAAAACTTAGTTTAGTTGATCTATTAAAATCTATCCCTGTTTCTGATTCATTAGGATTAATTCTAGCATTAGGGTTACCTCTTTCAGTGTCATAAGCGGTATGTTGCTCAACACTTAGTTGTTTTTGGGTTTTAGGTATTGGTTTTCTAACTTTGCTCATTACATTCTTTCTAAATAAGGTGAAATAGCTACTTTATCTGCTGGTATATAATATGTTGATACTAGGATTGATAGATTATTTCCAAATTTTTCTAATCCAGGGTTAAGTGGATTTACATTATTTGGATAATCAGGGTTTTTTCCACCCCAATATTGGTTACCTACAGTACTTTGTACCCCATAATAACTTTCTTGATATAAAACAATATCACCTACTGCTGGAACTACATCAGCATCAACAAGGTCATCTCTAAGGAAGTAAAATTCAATAGGTTGGTTAAATTGAATACCCTCCTCATTTTCGGCATATACTTGGTTTTGTCTATTAATTAAAACATTGAATAAAAAAGGACCATTATAGAATTTAGACTCAGCTGCCTCGCCATATATGTTTACTTTAGTTTCTTCTAGTTTAAACTGGTATAAGGCACATTGCTGAGTAATAATATTACCCATTAATTCTCTATTTAATTTTCTTACCAGAGAGACATCCCTCTGTCCTGTAAACATTGCCATATTATCCTATAAAAATTGTCCAAGGGACTTGTTGTAATTCAACCATTTTAGATTCTGCTTCTTGTGCCTTTCTTTCTAATAAGGCTTTTCTAGAAGTTTCATCAAGATAAGCTCTTAATCTTTCTAATAATGCTGTTTTTTCAGCGGTTGCTGCTGCTATTAAATCTCCTTGATTTAGGTTAACTTCAGCATTTGGAATTGGTATACTTGTGTATTTACCCCTAACATACCCTAACATTTCTTTAGCTATGGCTAAAGTCATTTCAAATATCCATTGTCTACCAATAGAATTAATTAAACTATACTTAGGATTTTTAAAATTAGCATTACTAATATTATTAACTTTATCTTCGGCACATTTTACAACACTTGAAGATCTATCATTGTTAAAAATATATTGAAACCAAATTTTTCCACTTCGTTCTGGGACAGGGAATACTTTAAGATCATTAGCATGTATTTCAAAACTATAATTTGACCATCTAACTTGTTGGTTCATTTCAATAGATTGAATTACTTGCATATCATAACTTAGGGGCATCATTAAGAAACCCATAGCACCACCAAATCCTCCTACTCCAACCATTCCGGCAGCTATTGCTCCCCCAAACCCAAACCCACTATAAGGGTCTAAATATAATTCAGATGCAGGAATTGGTTCCTGGAAAAATACACGTTTAATTTCTATTCCTTCAGAATAAGCAGACCCTGTAAATCCACTAGCAGTCAAAAATGTTTCAAAACTATAATTTTGTTGACCTTTAGTTAAATCAAAAGAACCTGAATACCAAGGGATTGTACCCCCCACTCCTGCTTCATCAGCATATTGTTGGGTTAATTTAATAATAGGTTTAAAACTGGGGGTTATTATAGTTTCATTTAATTCTTCAAATATTGAAATACCTTCTAAATCTAAAAAGTTATCTCTAACTATATAGGCCCATATTTCATTTCCATACATAGTTACTGCTTCTTCAAATGCTGTATAAAAAGATCCAGATTGTAATTCAATATCAACTAAGGGGTAACCCATTCTGTTTGCACAAAAAACAGATACCTTATCCGCATCTCTTCTAAATTCAGGATCATTATCATAAAAACCAAAAGGTGTTTCTCCTGGTGCGAATGAACTAGAACCATTCCAAATAGGTATATTCATAATTTATGTTTTGTTATAAATATGAAAAAAAAGGACTCAATATGAGTCCTTAAATTTTTTATGTAAATAAATAATTTTTAACTTCTTACCATTAAAAATTTAGAGCTAGCAGCACTACCTGATAGCCATAATCTTCCAGTTTCTGCTGGTTGGGAAGTTGGGAGATTATATAAATAAAAATTTGTTCCATCAATTGATCCAGAAAATGAACCAGATAATGAACCTGTTATATCCGCAGACCCTGTAAAGGAACCGGATAAAGAACCTGTTATATCTGCTGAACCTGTAAATGAACCTGTAAAGGTACCATCAAACCCACCTGATATTAAACCACCTTTTTCAAGTGATAAAGAACTTGTAATTTGTCCTTCTCCTGATCCACTTACAAAAACTATAGATCCATTACTAACAAATAATTCTTTCCAAGGTTTTAATTGTGTACCTAAAGTTGCTTCTACTTCTGCAGGGATAAGACTTCCAGATATTATTAATGAACCTGTTACTGAATGGGATCCAGTGAAATGTCTAAAGTTATTATCTACCTCATCAATTGTTAATGCTGAGCCTTTTACTGATCTATAAGTTAATGCCATTTTTTATTTTTAATTTAATTTTATTATAAATATTAAGAAGAAGCTACAAAATACTCTATTTGTACATCTGCGGTATCTGCTTTTGCTTTTATGGATGCTAAAGTTGAGAAAGATGAAAAATATTGAATATCAACATATCCTTCTACAGCATAATCATAATAATCTGTTCCTTGTATCTGTGCATTTGAAAACACCATTGATTTACCTGCATCTATTTTAAATAATGTCTCATCACCTGAACCATTATTAACAGTATTTGGGGATGTTGATTCAGGACTATCTTGAATTAAATAAAGAGAAACAAAATTAGAAGAGCATAAATTCGTAAATCTCATGTACTTAACTGTATCTCTTACAAATGAACCTGCAACTTGTTGTTCTTCTGAGTCAACAAATCTTAAGATTTCAACACCACTACCACTAAATTTGGTGGAAATAGTATCAATTCTTCTTACTGTTTGGTTAATACCCGGGATTGTGACTTCGTTAATACAAACTTCTTCATTTTTATTTGGTAAAGTTATACTTTCTTGTATAAGTACTTTTAACGAACCGCTAGTTATACATTGTGCCATTATATATTTTTATTATAAATATGATATTAGTTTTTATTATTATAATTATATGAACCAGAAATTGTAATACTTGCTCCTTTATCTATGGCTTCATTATAATAATTTATTAAATCTTCAACTATTTCATTTCTATGGTTAGTAGTTAAAGTAATTGCTTCTAAATTTTTAATTTTTCTAGCAGCAGCATATAAGAATTTAAAGCCTGAATCTGATTTTTTCTTTAAATCTGTTTGATGTGAATCACCACATACTACCATTTTACTTCTTAAACCAATACGAGATGTAATCATCTCCATTTGTTCGTGAGTAACGTTTTGTGCCTCATCTACTATAATTAAAGAATCTAAAAA